CTGCTGCCATCGCATCCTCAAAGCCCACGCCGATGCCTTCGCCCATATTGCGGCCAATTCCGGCAAATAGAGTTGAGGGAGAATGGATGCCGAAAAAGTCCTTAATCCGGGACACAACATTCCCGAAAAACCCTGAGATTTTATTCCACAGCCACGCCCCTGCGTCCGAAATCCCCTGCCACAAACCTTTGATCAGGTTGCCTCCTACTTGGGCCATTTGGCTTATATAGCCCGTAAACGCTTTAACCAATCCGGCTATGATCTGCGGCACTGCCTTTACTACCTGCACAATTATCGTGGGCAGGTTTGCAATCAGTGCGACAAACAGCTGAACGCCCGCTAGAATGATCTTGTCAATGTTACCGACGATGGCGTTCACTAGCGAGGTTACAATTTTGGGAATTGCTGTGACTACAGTGGTTATAATCTGCGGAAGTGCCTGAATCAGCGAAACCAGAAGCCGAATACCTGCATCAATAATCATAGGAATAGACCCGATTACTGCGCTGATGATGCTGTCGATAATTTGCGGAATCGCCTTCACAATCGCAGTAATAATGGTAGGCAATGCTGTCACCAGTGAAGTCAGCAATTTAATACCTGCATCGATGATCTGAGGGATGGATTTTATCAGAAAATCCACCAGCGCTGCGATGATTGCAGGAAGAGCAGCAATAAGTTGTGGTATTGCATCCACCAACCCCTGCGCCAAGCCAATAATCAACTGTAAAGCCGCATCAAGAATAAGAGGCAGATTTTCAATTAGTCCCTGAACAATTTGCATCACAGCGGACACGGCAGCAGGTATTAATTGTGGCAGAGCCTGTGCTATACCACTGACGATTGTGCCTATCATCTGCACTGCGGCTGTGGTGAGCGCAGGTAAAGCTGCAATAAGGCCATTCACTAGCGTCATCAACAGGAGCACGGCCGCCTCGGTGATTTGTGGAAGTGCGGCAGTCAAACCCTGCACCAGCGAAATGATGATCTGGGAAGCCATATCAACCACTATAGGAAGCTGCTCAGAGATAAACTTTACGGCTTCCTGAAGAATACTGCCGAAAGCGTCAATTAGCCCCTTTGCGCCGTCCTTCTCGAAGGCGACAGAAAGTTCCTCGACCCAGCCATTTACCATTGGGAGAACAGTACCAGAAAGCATTGTGCTTAATCCTTCAGCGAGTTGTCCTTTTAGGGACGCTACGTTGTCCTCCAATGTTGACAGCTGACCCGACAAAGTCTTTGACTGAGCTTCCATGGCACCGTAAAAACGTCCTCCTTCAGCGGTTGCCGATTCGAAGGCATCTGCCAGCATTTCAGCCGAAATACCGCCCTTGGCCATTTCTTCTTTTAGTTCACCAATGGATTTGCCCGTTTTTCGGGAGATTTCCTCAAGAGGGTTAAATCCGGCATTAATCATCTGCATAAGGTCTTGGCCGGTAAGCTTACCCGTTGAAGAAGCTTGTGCAAACGCTAAAGTCAGACTCTTGAAGTTTTCAACATTGCCTTGGGAGATATCACCGAGCTGCTTCATGTGTTTCTGTGCATCCTCTGCTGACATTCCGAAGCTCATCAACGTCTGCACCGCGCCCGCAAGATCCTGCATCCCAAATGGCGTAGCGGCAGCTTCCTTTTTTAAATCGTTGACTAATTTTTGCGCCTTAGCTTGATCACCCAACATAGTGGTAAAGGAGGATGTATAACTTTCCATCTGTGCATTGTACTCAATACCGTCCTTCATCGCCCCAGCAAAGGCTTTTCCAATACCAGCAATAGCACTGCCCAGTGCTTTAATGCCACCAATAATCGCCTCGGATAGGAGATTGGCTTTTAGCATATCGCCAAACACAGAGGTTTTCTTACCCGCATCGTCCACTTCGTCGCCTAGATTATTCACATTATTAGCAAGATCATTAGCAGCATCAGCGGCATCTTCCATGTTCTGAGCACTATCGTCCGTACTGTTGGCATGGTCATGCAGTACTTTGTTGTTTTCTTCTAGTTCCCGTTCCATGCCGTTGAGTTCTGCTTGGGCTTTGTTAAGCTGTATCTGCCAGTTCTGCGTGCGCCGGTCGTTCTCGTCGAAGGAAGATGAGGCATTATCTAGCGCGGCTTTGAGGGTTGAAATCTTTTCTTTCTGCACATCAATTTCTTTATTTAAAACCGCATTACGAGCGGTGAGTGCCTGTACAGACTTGTCATTTTTATCAAATTGACTGGTCACAAGGGTCATCTCGCTGCCCAGAACCTTAAATGCCTGATTGATGTCCGCGAGAGCCTTTTTAAATTCCTTCTCGCCCTCAATGCCGATTTTTAACCCAAAATTATCCGCCATGCCTTCACCTCCTCCTATATACCCGGCGGTATAATATCATCAATCGTACGGTTTTTCTTTGGCTTCTCGATGCCAAGGAACTGCTTGTGACAGGCCCATAGATCTAGAAATAGACCAATAGGCATGAGCCAAAAGCCCTCGTCACTCATGCCCATCTGCACCGTGCCATAATAATAAAGCCGGGTAAAGACTTCCTCGTCCGTTACCCGACTTCCGCGTTTTTTGGGGTTTCTTCTTCACTTTCCACATTGCGCTTTGTGCCCCTGAACATCGCTTCGGTTATAGCATTTTTATATGCCGCTAAGTCCAGCGGGGAGGTAAGAAGCTCAACTTCCTCCTCGGTAAGCAAATCCTCAGGTGTATTCTTATTTTTGAGGTTGCGAATAAGGATGGACTGGTTGGCTAAAAGTGTCAAAAGCCACACAATCTCATCCAATGCCATCTCAAAGTTCTCAGATTTCATCAGTTTTTCCCCGAGATCTTCAAGTCCACCATACCGATTTGCAATTGCTTTTGTGGCACGTGTGGTCAGGATTAGTTCATAATCTCTGCCGCCGATATTGATGACGGCACTTCTCTCATTATCCATAGTTAACCCTCCTAAGGTTCCGGCGTATAGACCGGTTCATAGACGTGCGAGAACCAGCCGGTGATGGTAGCGGAAGAGACACCAGGGTCTCCTTCGGTAACCTCAGCTTTCCATGGGTGCTTGCCCATACCGTCGAGCTTGTTCCTACGCATGACCGTACCCTCGATGGTAGGCGTGGAGAAGGTGATGGAATCAGCCTTGGTCTGCAGGTTCGTAGCGGGGAGTCCAAACTTCACGCGGTAGAGCCAGAAATAGCGGTATGTGCCGTTTGCCTTCTGTGCGCGAAAGCCCACCGCGACGGGTGTCCCCACGTTCTCACTGGCCGAAATCAGTACGCCATTGTCGTCTGTGGTGGCGCCTGTCAGATCCGCCGCAACGGTGGGACCAATGTCGTCTACACCAAGGGTAAGTGTACCGCTGTTGAAGTCCTTAACGACCTCGGCTGCACCGTCATCCGCATACAGGATTGCCTCCACCAGTTCCACCGAGAGCTCAGCGGTAATGGCTTTGGCAAGAACGGTAGGCGGTCCGTAGGTTTCTTCGCCGTTGACGTCCTCGGTTATTTTTGAATAATACAGTCTGTCAAGACCGATAGTTGCCATAGTGTTATTCCTCCAATCCATAGTTTTTCGCCACATCGATGGCGTAATGGTGATACCCCGTATCGTCCTCGTGACCGATATACCGGTGTTCAGTCACCGTGAAATCCGCATTCAGCAAGGCCGTTACGATCTGCTTTTTACATAACAGGTAGTTGCCCTTTGAGAATAGTGATATTCTTGCTTCCTGCACCTCAAACCCTGGGCGGTTATCTGCGTGGACTTCAAAGATGTCTGAAAGCGGGAGAATGACGACATACTCATCCGGTGCTTTACCTGAAAAAACGCCGGTCTCCACGGGAAGCGGTATGGCGGATACAAGGGTATTCAGTTCCGATAAAATGCTCATAGCTTGCCGATCTCCTCCTCCAGTTTGGCGATCATCGCGTCGGTGCAAGGTTTCCGGGAAGCAGTCCTAGCAGGCTTCAGGAAAGGTTTTGCGGGCTGGCCGTGTTTGCCATATTCGATAATGTTGGCAATTTTGGCGTTGCTCCCGCCATCCGAACGCGGCTCTGCAAAACCCACTTTCACATTATAGTTACCGTCCCTATCCTGCTTTGCAGCCGTGACACCAAGGGAAGAGAGCAGCTCGCCAGTGGACTCGGAAGGGTATTTCGTGTTCTTGCCGATCACCATGCGCAGATTGCCTTTGACCTTCTCCAATACCACTGCGCCTCCGACTTCTAACACCTTGGGGACGATCACGTCGGTCTGGTCAGCCAGCCGGGATACCTTCAAAAGAAAGTCCTCCGGCATCTTTACGTTAACTTTTGCCATATCCATCACCTCACTGTGGGTTCCAGTCTCTCGGCTAAAACCTCAACATACATCCCACGACCTCTTACATCCTCAACACTTAGAACCCGGTACCTCCCGTCAGCACTGACAATGATCATTTCCGTTGTGATCTTAAGTCCAGGGATTTTTCTGAATCTAAAAAGTGAGGATGCAGTGGAAAATGCCGCCCTGTTGGCCCACCGCTCATTACCGTGTCGTTCTTCTTTATAAGCACGCATACTGGCAAGGATGGTGTCACTTGTTCTGGTAAAACCCTCGCTATCCTTGCTCGAAACTGTACTTATAATGTCAATGAAGGTGTTCATCCTTCCGAAACTCATATTCATACACCCCACTCCCGGTCAAGCCGCAGGAGCATATTCACCGTGTTCCATACCTGCTGACTCGCTTGTATGTTGTCCGCAAAAAATCCGGCAGTCGAGCCATCCCTACTTTCATAGAAATGACTCGACAACATGATCACAGCCTGTTCTGTGGTAGGAGGCATAGTGTGGGTTTCGTAATAATCGTCAGCAATATGCTGATAACTCTGCGCATAGGACACGGCAGCAGTGATGAATCCAATAAGGAGATCATCGTCCTCGTTATGCGTCAGGATTAAGTTCGCCTTGACCTTAGGTAGGAGATTATCTGCTACTGCCATACCGCCGACCTCCTTTTATATTCCACCTTCATCGGCTTCCATCAGCCCCGCCGCTTTCAGTTTAGAGAGCAGTGCATTGAAGTCAGCTTGGAGAGTGGCCACATCCGTGGCAATGCTATCCTGCTGGTTCTCGGCAACGGGGAGCCCCGTTACAGAGGCCCCCGGCAGAATTTCCAGTTCTCCTCCAATTACCCATTTCTCGCCGCCTTGTTCCATGTAGTTCTTCGTGTTATAACTCATATCGCACCTCCGTTAAGCTT